CCTCGGTTTCCGCACCGCTGGGCGACTGCGGGGTAACGCCCTCGTTCTCGGCCACAATGGCCTCCTGTCGATCTGTTAACGCCGATCACGCGATCGCCGGCAGGCCCGCCGGCGGGGTAGCGGCACGTTACCGCTGAAACGGAATCTTGCGCTTGGGCGCACGTGCGAAGGCGCGCCGGCGACGGATCTCCTCGACGAGGAGGCTGTCCACCGGCGAGCCAACTTCTTTCGCCTGCTTGATTGTCGGCAGCACCACGGAGTCCGGCACGGCGCCCACGGCGCGCATGTTCTCCCGGGCCCGGGACTGCTCGATCTGGGATAGGAGATCGCTGACGCTGGTCTCCTTCTTCTTCGCCTTGTCCCCGAGCTTCTTGCGGGCCGAGGCGCTGTTCTGGGTCGTGTTATCAGCCATCTATTAACCTCTTGTAGATTGCCTGAATCTCCCGCTCCATCTCTTCGAGGCAGGCGATCCGTTGAGCCGACCACTGGGCATTGTCCGAGTTGCCGGCGAGTAGGTTCGAGTAGATCTCTTTGTGCAGCGCTTGGATCTTGTTGTCCAGTAGCATGGAGATCTGGCGCATCAGCTCTTTCACTGGACGCCGCCCTCCATGCCGCTCAGGCCGACGTTCTGCTCGCCACCGCCGCCGCTCTGCTGCGCCAGGGCCGCCATCTGCTGCTTACGGGCAGACTGTTGCTCGTGCGCGTTGTAGTGCTGGGCGAGGAGCGCGATGCCAACGTCGTCCCAGTAATGGAACTCCGGCGACTGCCAGAGGCCCATGATCTCCTGCATGTGCTGGAGGTCGTTGTCTGAGGACAGCACGTCCACTGGCCGATGGTTGCGCATGGCCATGTTCTCGTGCGCCTGCGGCATAGGCGGATGCGATTCCGCGCCGCCGCCGGGCAGATCGGGCAGGATGCGCTCGACCGAGGTCCCGTCGCTGTGGGCCGACAGGAAGTCCCGGAGCAGCTCCCGGAACTTGACCGGGTCCTGCATGTAGAGCGGGTTGGTGCTGGCGACCTGGTAGCGCATCTGCGCCAGGGTCCGTTGCACCTCGGGGTTCGTGTTGACGGTATTTCCGGTGAACGTGAAGATGAACCGGCCGCGCATCATCTTGCGCGAGGCCGCTTCCGGGATCCGCTTGCGGCCGTGGCCGGTGACCCAGAAGTACTTCTCGTCCGGCATGAAGGTGTGGTAGAGCCCGAAGAGTTGATTGAGTAACTCCGCGAAACCCTCCTTCTGCGCCATGGAGATCAGGACGTCGATCTTCAGGTTGCCCTCGGAGAGCAACGCCAGCGTCCCTCGCGCCGTGCGCGGGGCGTTGGGGAAGTTCGAGCTGCCGCCGGTCATCGGGCTGGTGCCGAGCCGGTCGGCGAACGCCAGCATCTCGTTCATCAGCGTCAGGTCCTGGAGTGGGGCCTTGCCCCAGTCCGGGAACACGACGCCGCCGGGATCCGGCGTGGGGACCATGTCGCCCGGCCGGAGTCGCTCGTAACCCTCCGGGTCCTGCGGCAGGGCCATCGGGCGGAAGAAGCCGATCGGGTTGTTGATGATGGTCTGGCGATCGTTCACCTGGTTGATGGTGATGTTCGCCTGGATGTTGAGCGGCGCCAGGAACTGCGCCAGGCCGGGGCAGTAGAACCGGTCGCTGGGCGACAGGAAGTGGATGCTGGCGAAGGGCCGGCGGCCGTGCGGGTGGATCATGTCCTGGAAGGTCGCGTGCATGACCTTCTTCAGGATGGGCGACACCTGGAGAACGATGTCTTCCTGGAGGCCGTCCCCGTCGATGTCCTCGCGCAGGTAGATCTCGTAGAACAGGAGCTGGTTGTTGTCGCTGCCGTGGTACGTGCTGGGGCGCACGCCCTCGACATCGTCCTTCAGCTTGGCCAGCTCGCGGTTGTTGTAGGACGGCTGCTGGTCCTCGGTCATGGACTTGGCATAGGCGTCCAGCCGGGCCGCGTCGTCCTCGCTCAGAACCCAGGGGTCATATTTCTTCGGGCTGGCCTCGGCGCGCACCTCGGCCATCGTCATGTAGTGTTCCTGGGTGACGCGCCGGGCAGACGGGATGTCCTTGGTGCGGTAGGGCACGATGAAGTGCTCTGCCTCGACCACATCGACTTCCGGGCTGTCCTGGACGAGCACCGGGCGATGCACGACGATCTCAACCTCGTCCACGAACTGGGAGGCGTCGGTGAAAAGCACCCGGACGTTCTCGATGATCCGGCGGTCCTCCTCGATGGTGAGGCGGAGTTCCGCGCCGTTGTCCTGGTGCACGACGTACTTGCCGCGGCCGAACATCTCGTCCAGGATGTCGGCGGCCGACTTCTCTTTCGGCTCCTCGACCTGGAAGCCCATGGGCGTGAACTCGCCGGGCTGGAAGGAGATCTTGATGCGGTGCGTCTCGGCCGTGTGGCGCCAGACCGTGCGCCAGCGGCTCTTGGTGAGGCCCACGCCGTCCAGAAGCATGTTACGGAACCAGCTGTGGGTGGTCACGTAGAAGTTCGGGATGTCGTTCTCCAGGGCCCAGTTGATGAACTGCTCCTGGATGCGGGTCTCCTCCGGGTCGTAGTCATCCGGCGTGCGCTCCACGAGCACATGCGGGTCCACGTTCCAGATGGCGTTGTTCAGCTTGGGCACCAGCCGCTCGACGTTCTCGAAGATGACTGGGAGATGTATGTCGCTGGCGTCATCCCCAGGCCAAGTGATGTCCTTGCGCGGGATGTCGCCGTAGTACATGGCGCGGGCCTCGACGCGCTGGTTCTCCCAGTCCTGCCGGGCGAGCAGGTCGTCGTCCACCAGCTGGCACAACTCGGTGCCTTTGGACTTGCGCCAGTCTTCCGTCATGGTGATCAGCACGTGAACCTCAGTCTGTGTCTGTCAGGATGTAGGAGATAGACGCCGTATCGGTCGAGCTATTGTTGGTGATCACGATGTGCGTGATGCTGGCGGAGAAGGCCGCCCACGCGATGGCCGAGCCGACGAGGGCCAGGCCCGAAGTCTGGCCGTTCACCTTGATCGTGATCTTCGTGTCGCTCTGGAGGAGCGCGTTACGGACGACGGAGATACCGCCGAGGGAGAGAGTCACGCTGGCCGCCGCGGCGACCTCCAAGGACTGAGCCGAGTGCTCCGTGTAGTCCTCGGCCACCGGGGTGAAGTTCTGGTCGTACAAGACTTTCCCATTGTTCTTCAGGAGTTTCACCCGAACGCTGGGTTGAACGGTGATGACGTCCGCCACTGGAATCCTCCTGCCCCAGGCTGGAGGCCATGGGACGCAGCATGCTGTATGTGAGCCGCATCTGGAAGAAGTACCGGATGCAGTCGATGAAGTCGTCGTTCGCCTTGACTACCGTCTGCTTCTCGCCCTTCAGGCCCTGCTGGCGCGACGAACCCCAGCGATCCCAGACGTAGTTCAGGAAGTTCTCTTTGACGGTCGGGCAGTTGTCGTGCACGACCAAGCCCGGCAGGCTCCACTCGTACTTGAGCGCCAGGGCCTGGTGGATGGCGTTGATGCCGGCCTCGCGGTTCCGCTTGTAGGCGTCCACGCAGTTGATGCCGTACTGCTGGAACTGCTCCGCGACCGTCTCGCCGCTCGTCTTCTCGTGCTCGTTGGCCGAGGTGTCGATGACGTACAGGACGATGGGCTCGGTGGCCGCAGTGCGGCGCCAGATTGGGATCAGCTTCTGCGTGGCCCAGTGGCGCTTCTCGCCGGCGTAATGCCAGCCCTCAGCCTGGTGGATGGCGTGGGCCACCTGCGCCACGGTGCGCATCTCTGGGTCGAATAACTCCCGGTAGGCGCGCACTTGGTTGTCAGGCGTCACGGCCAGCCACAGGACGGCGATGGGCTTGCGCGGGTGCGGGTCGATCAAACACACGCGCGGCCAGTGCCGGCTGGGCGTCTCGTGCGGCACCCAGAAGGGCGGCTCGGGCTGCCACTCCGGGAACACCAGGCCGGCAAGGTGGAGGGCGCGGCCCTCCTCGCGGGAGGCGCGCTCGTCCGCCGGCAGATCCGCCAGCACGCTGTGGATCGTCTTGTCCGGGAGGTGCCCGCCGCGGGAGACCGCATTGTCCCAGACGGACATGCGGCGCATCCAGATGCGGCCATCAGGCCCGTTGGCCTTCGACACGAGCACCTGGTTCGTCCAGGGCTCGGACAGCGGCGTCATGGTGAGCCAGCAATGCCCGCCGTAGTCGATGAGTCCTCGCCGCAGTCCATTGAAGATCCTCTGCGGCGGCGGCTCGTCGCACCAGAACCAGTGACCGTTAGTACCTTCAAAGCTGTCAACGTCCTGGTCGTAAGACATGACATAGATAACGGACCCGTTAGCAAAGTCGTACCGAATAGGCACGCCGCGAGGGTTCTTCTGAATATTCGTGATGGCGCCTGCAGGTGCCCACTCCATGATCTTGGGGTTGATAGTCTGGACGATGTTCGTTTCCAGAGTGTCCGCGACTATCCGCCCAATGTTGGGAACTGGGATAGGGTCACCAGAAGGTAGGCGAACAAGGCGATGAGGATCAGACTCAGGCAGCCAAGGACGCTCACCAAGAGCATGCGCCACGGCCTCCACGGCGCCGCAGGTCGTCTTGCCCGAACGGTTTCCACCAAGAACCACCCGGATGTCCGAGAGTTCGGCGGCGTGAAAATCCCTCTGCTTTGCGTGCGGTCGATAGAAGGAGATCTTGTTAGCTGCGACGGTCTCTTTGAGTCGGCGAATCTTGAGGTATAGGGTCTTGAGTTGCTCATAGTCCGCGCTACTCTGGGGTGGCGTCGTCTCGGTCTTCTGGGGTGGCGTTGCCGAGGAGTCCTGGGTCATTACGTTCCACCGCCAGTACGAGTTCGTAGAGACCGCCGAACCAGTCATCCTTCAGCGTGGTCGTGCGCGTGTCGCACATGGTGAGGTCCGCGGCCTCCACCAAGTCCATCTTGAGGGTGACGACCGGGAAGTGCCCGAAGCGGCAGTGCCACTCGCGGAGGGCGTTGAGGAGGTAGTACCCCAAGGCAGCCGGCCGGTCGGACATGCGCAGCCCGTCGAGAACAAACGCCTTGGTCTCGTTGACTGGGGCTTTGATCTGGGCGAGGACAACGCCGACCTTGGCCACGAGGGCTCCTTATGGCGCATGTGCAATGTATTCTACGAAAGAACCAGCGCGCACGATTGTGGCACCAACATCACTGGTATTCTGGGCCCAGCGGAATTGCCAGGTGCCGCCGGAAGCGCCGACACGAAGGAAATGGATTACATGAACGATATCGGCGACAGCACCGCCGAGCAGAGCACGGCCGCCACCGGTAGTAAGATTGGCGATAGAGGCGATGTTGGAAAATACCGTACCGGACTGTATGATACGCCAGATGTTAGCGACTTCAGAAGTCGTCGTCCCGGAATGGGTGACATCCCACTGGAAGTCTGGCGTTGCCTGAGTGTCAAAGATGAACAACATTCGGATCATGTAGTTCGTGTTGGCGACCGTCGTAAACAGCAGATCTGCATCATTATTCAGTGTGTTGTCGCTGGTAATCTGCACATCAGCCGTCTTAATAATCGTGGTCCAGGCGCTAGTTCCGAGGGCCGGATTTCCCCACTTCAAACCTTCTGATGCTGAGGAATCAGCAACTACTACCTGTCCATTGGATCCAACGCCCAACTTCACTACGTTGGTGCCGTTATCCACAAGTAGATCACCCTTCACCGATGTCGGCGAGAGTGCATCCATCGCGGCCGTCTGCGTCGTCTGGCCCGTGCCGCCCTTGGAGATCGGCAGCGTGCCCGTGGCGTTCGTCACGTTCGGCTGGATATTGTCCGGCTTGACCTTCTTGTGCGTGGCGGCCGAGGTATCGTAGGTGATCAGAAAGTCCGCCGCCTCGTCGGGCGACGTGTCCTCGGTCAGCTCCGTGATGTCGATGTCAAACGTGCGCGACGCGGAGATGTCCCCGCCGCCAGAGAGCCCCACGCCGGCCGTTAAGGTGACGGCAGTGTGGTCGATATGCTTGTTAGCGACGAAGTTGGTGAGGTTGTTGTGGTCGATGTTCCCAGGCTTGACCTTCTTGTGGGCTGCTGCGGAGGTATCGTAGGTCACCAGGAAGTCGGCTGCCTCGTCCGGGTTGGTGTCTTCCACCAGCTCCGTGATATCGAGGTCGAAGGTCCGGGAGGCGCTGATG